TGCTTCTAGAGTACCATTTATATCTGCATCACCTTCAATATCTAGTGTAGCAGCATCAAGTTCACCTGTAATGGTTAAGTTACCTGATGTATCTAATGTTTGTTTTGTTGCATAAGATCCTGATGTTTTGCTTTGAAAGGTAACTGTGCCACCATCTGCAAAGTTTAACTTCCATTGATCAGCATTGTCATCCCCTTGATCTGCCTTAAAAGTAATAGCTAGACCTGCTCCCTCTACATTCTGTCTAATCTCTAAAGAGTCATCACCATCTTCATCATAACCAACAAGAACATTCTGGTCAGAACCAAAGTTAATATATTTGTCATCTGCAATATAAACATCACCAAACTCTGCATCAGAACTACCAAGATCTGCTCCACCAGAAGCATCAGGTAGTAAAGAGGTTTCTATAGTAACTGTGTTTGTCCTAATACCTGAAGTACCATTATCAATAGCTCCAAATCCAGAAGTAATAGAACCACTGTCTAATGCACCTACAGTTGTAGCAGCTGTGGTTACTAGATTAGGCATTGCTGTAATCTCATCATCAAGATAAGCAGCAAGAGTAGTGACAGCAATCTGTTTCATTGTGCCACCATCATTAATAGGTATTCTATCTGCATCTACAATTGTAATAGCAGAGGCACTTGTATCTCCATCAGCTACAGCATTAAGTTCTGTACCTGTTGCTGTAAGACCAGTAACATTATTAGCCTGTCCTGCTACTGTAGTAACATAAGCTTTAATAGATTGTTGTGTAGCAAGTTTAGTTGCACTATCACTGCTAAAGTCGTCTTCATCTGCAATGTCTGTAATAGTAACAGAACCATCTGTAAGACTACCAAAGCTTATTGTACCTGAAGTTGTAATAGCACTTGAGCCATTATTAATAGCACCAAAACCTGTTGCAATACTACCACTATTTAATGCTCCTGTAGTTACTAGATTTGGCATAGCAGTTATTTCATCATCAAAGTAGGCTGCTAGATCTGTAACAGCTACCTGCTTCATTGTACCTGCATCATTAAAAACAACTCTGTCAGCATCAACTACAGTTGTAGAAGTAGCACTAGTATCACCATCTAGTATACTTATTTCAGCAGGTGTGGCTGTTACTGCTGTATCACTATCTGCAGCTAATACTACAAGTGTTCCTGACTGATTAGGTAACTTGATTGTTCTATCTGCATCAGGATCAGTAATTGTTAAAGTTGTTTCATTGGCATCTGCTGATGCACCCTCAAACACAATAGCATTTTGAGCATTCATAGTAACAGTATCTACAACTGTCTGTGTTCCTGTAACAGTAAGATTACCTGCTACTGTAAGGTTATCACCTATTGTTACCTCTGAAGTACCATGACCTATTGTAATAGCTGTACCTGATACACCTGTACCTATAGAAACAGACTCACTACTATTACCTGTATCAATAATTAAGTATGCATCAGATCCTTGTTTTACAGTAAAAGAAGTAGCAGAGTTATCTGTAATAGCTACATTAATATCTGTACCATCTGCACTAATAGAGTCAAGAGCTATATCACCTACATTAGTAATATTAGCATCACCAAAAGATGTAGCATCTAAAGTAGTTGTTCCTGTTACAGTTAAGTTATCTGCAATTGTAACTTCTGAAGTTGTATGACCTATTGTTACAGCTATACCACTTGTCTCTGTAGCAAGCTTTAATGTACCTGTGGCATTAGTAATAAAAGAGTTAGAACCATCATGGTACAGTTGCATATCACTACCTGCACCAAATTTAAATTTGTCACTGTCAGGTATAATTAAATCACCATTACTATCTACTGTAACAGCTTTAGAAGCTTGTGATGTACCTAATGTAGTTATATCAACATAGTTTAATTCTGCAGCAGAAGACGTTACACCATCTAATATATTTAACTCTGCAGTTGTTGATGTTACTCCATCCATTATGTTAAGTTCTGCAGTTGTAGCAGTAACACCATCCATAATGTTTAATTCTGTTGCTGTGGCTGTAACTCCATCAAGTATATTTAATTCAGCTGCAGTTGAAGTAAGGGCAGTACTACCAAGAGTTAATGTACCACCAACTGTTAAAGCTCCAGATACATCAACTACTGTAGCAGCATTTAAATCAATAGTATTTTCACCATCTATTCTTAAAACACCATTAGAAGATTGTTGAATAAAAGATGCTGTATCTCCAAATTGAATTTTTTCAGTGCTGTTTATTAAAATATCATCATCAAATCTAAAGTAATCTTCATCTTCCATCCACCTAAAGACACCATCACCTGATTGACCTTTACAAGTTATAACAACATCATCTCCATCACTAGGACTATCAACACCAAATTGTATAGTCATACTTTGAAGACTACTAATAGGACCACCTTCTGCAGCTGTTCCATCATGTGAGTGTCCTGTTGAAGCTGCAAAAGCATTTACAACAGCATTAAGTTCAGCATTTAGTGGTGCTGATTTAACAACCTCATCAGCTTGAATATCTGACGTATTTGTTCTTGTGTAACCTGTACCCATTACCTTAAATCTCCTAATCCATAAGTAATTGTAAATCCTTGTATACTGTGACTAGCATTTGTATCCTCTGCAACAAAACGAAAAGAAATAGATTTTCCTGATCCTGTAAATTGTGCTGTTTCTACTGGTGATGGATTACCATCAAATACTTGAGTTGTATCATATATTGCTGAACCATAAACAGCTGCTGTACCAGTAGCACTAAATGTTACGTTAGCAGGATTAAGAATAGTTGTATCTTCAAAGTCATAAACTATACCTAGTGATACAGATATTGCACCCTCTGCACGTAAGTATGTAGCCATATCATAAAATATTTTTCTTTGTCTTGGATCTTGAAAATATAAATAAGGTGTTTGATAAATACTTAATACAGAAGATCCTGCAAAAGATGTTCCTGATTCTTGTGCATAAACTTTTCCTGTAGAGTCACCATGTATAATTGTCTCTGTTGTTCCTATGTATCCACTGTCTGCACAAGTAACAGAAAAACCAAACAATGTTGAAAACTCAAAAGCAAAACCTCCTTGAGGACTTTCTCTAAGTGCTCCTAGTATTCCTACAGAACTTGTTCCTGCAAACATATATCTAAACTGTGACTTAGATCTAATTAATACAGAAGATAAACCTGTAAGTGTTTCTGTATTAATAGTATTCTGTACTGTCTTATGGATCTTTTTAGATACAGTTTCAAGATTAACGTCACCAATCTTTGCAGTACCACCAATAGGTCTAATACCATCTGGTGCTAAGAATAGTAAGTCACCACCTATTTCTATTACACTATCTGTAGCTAGACATCCTAAGTTGTTTGTAACATTCTCTAAAGTAAAGTCTGTTCTATTATTACCAACAAGTCTTTTAATATTGTTAGTACCAAAGATATAAAGAATATTACGAAAAACTTTTATAGCTACAATATCAAAACCAACATTAATATTACCTGCACCATTAGCAGGAGTAAAGTCAGTTTCAGCTAGTGGAGCACTAAAGAATAACTCATCTTTCTTTGCAGGATCACCTGCTAAAAACAAATGGTTTTGATAAACTTCAGATATTACTGGATCAGTAGGAGCATTAGAGTCTGTTATCTGAACATAGTTACTACCATCATAGGTAGCTGCAGGATTAATACCATCTGTTAAAACAACTTTAGTTGAACCAAAATTTAATTTAGTAAATCTAACCTTACTTACATTAACCATAGTTGGAGAACCTGCACTTGTAATAGCAGTCCAAGCAGAGCCTGTCCAGTAGTGTAAGTAATTACTTCCTGATGATGGTTTTCTTGCAGCTAATACACCATTATGTATTCCATCTACTACACATACACCTAATACAGAACCAGTGCCAGTAACTGTACCATAGCTATTTGCAAAACCACTTATTCTTCTGTAACCACCTTGTAAGTCTGGTTCATAGTTTAATAGTTTTGTAGCACTACCGGGAAAGTCTTGACCTTGAGATAAAACATCTCCTGTTGTATTTAAACCACCCCTAGAAATAACTTTAAAGGTTTGTAGATTATCTGCCATTTATGAACTTAAACTTAACATATGTGAAGAAAATTTTGGTTTCTGTATCATTGTAGATTCTACATAGAGTTTATCATCAAGTAGTAGTCTACGCATAGCTTTCATACCCATCATAAACTTTTGTTGATGGATCTGAGCACTTTGTTCATTTGATCTAAATCTCATCATATAAACCATAGCACCATCAATAATAATATAATTAAATCTTTCAGGAATAATGGGGGTATCATAGGTAC